TGCGAAAGCAGAGGTCGGGGAGTTGGACGACGCGGTGGATGCGGTAGATAAGAAGTGAGACAGAGCGAGTTCTTTCAGCTTTACGTTGCCACTATCGCCGTAATCGGTGGACTATCTGGCTTCGTCATTACTCACCTACTGGCTGAGATTAAGCGACTCCATGCGCGTGTCGATGAGATTTACAACATACTCTTAGAGAGATAATAACTCCCATGGCGCGTAAGAAGGCTATAGACCTAGAACAGTATTCAGCGTTAGACGCATACGCTATAGGACTTAATGAGTTCTATAAATCGTTGCGTAAGGCTGGCTTCTCGGTAGATATGGCTCTTGCGATAATCATCGAGCCATCGGCATACCCAGACTGGATACTGCCATCGCTCCCTAACAAAATCGACCCGATGCCATTCGAGGACGACGACGAGGACTAAATGAAGCGCATCGTAATAGTGAGCGATCTGCAGGTGCCGTTCCACGATGAAGTAGCCGTTAAGAATGTAGCAAGTTTCATAAAGAAGTTTAAGCCCCATCAGGTTGTTACCATTGGCGATGAGATGGACATGCAGGAGCTAGGGCGTTGGTCTGAGGGTAAGGTATGTGGTTACTAGTACCCTGTGACATATGACGTGCATCGGCAATCCATCCATCCGAGCGACGATCCCTGTCAGAGAATTCATCGTCGAACTGCTCCCTTAACTGCCTTCCCGCTTTGCATAGTGTCGGCTTCATTTAATTAGTAATTCAAGCTCGGCTTCTGTAATGCCTAAACGTTCCAATAGCGCGTTCTTTGCGTCAATCTTCTGTTGCGCCTTTCCTGCGTTAATTTCATCGACAATAGCAAATGCTCCGTCGAATGCGTCTTTCGTCACAGGACGCACTCCTTGGTCGTAGGTTATAGAATCAAAGTCTTCGCCCTGAATAGTCCAGCCACCGTCAGGAAGAAGATAGTTCAATACGTCTACTGCTTTAGCCATGATTAAGCTCCGATTTCCATCGCGATGATTGTTGAAGTTCCTTGGTTCATTGTTAAAGTTCCAACTGTGCGCTTGCCGTACATTGTGTAGGAGGTCGATGATGTAGTAGCAGGCGAATCAAGATATGAACCAGCGTCAAAATTCATGTTATAGACAAATGATCCCACATCGCCAAAGTTGGAATTTCCGAAATCGCACACGCTTGTACTGTTGCGATAAAGGGCTAGTTGATAATCGGAATATGTACCTGAGCGGCTAGTAAGGTTACTCATTGTATAGAATACTAAAATTTTACTAGTTGAAGCAGAAGGAGTGATAGAGACGGTTAGACCAGAAGTAACGTAACTAGATGATGTAGTCGATACTTGTGTCGCATAGGTAGCCTGAACTACCTGCAATACTTTACCACCTCCGCCTCCTCCGCCAACTGCAGTCCACGTTGATCCTGTGTAATATTCAATAGCATTGGTATCCTTAAGATAGGAAACCATGCCCTCTTGAGGTGAGGCGATGGCTGAGGTACGCGCTGACGCGCTCGCAAAGACCATGACCACCTGAGAGGCTAGATACTCATTAGCCGCCGAGGCGGTGAGAATGTCACCTGTGGTGAACTCGATATAACCTGCTCCTGCTGCCATTATTGTCTCCTAGTATCCGAGCATAGATACGCCTATTATACCGTAGGTCGAGCTTCCAACGATGAAGCCTTCCGCTATTGGTTCTAGGGTCGTAATTGTTGCGGTCATTTTGTTTGGTGTGATATCCCACGCAACGCCTTGGCATTGGAGGGTCTTTACGATAGTCGAGCCATCTGGCTGGACGTTAGTAATCTTGAGGTTATCGAAGTAGTCGAGGGCGATCATGGTGTCAGTAGGCACGGCAGGGTCTAGCAAGTCCACCACCATCTCGTCGATGCGGATGGTTGTCTCTTTGCGGGTTGCCACATATTCCTTGGCTATGTTAGCGACGATGGCATCTGTCTCAGCTACGAGGTTATCTTGGCTAATGCCATGAGGGAAGTACTTATTAACCGATGCAGTATCGGTAGCAGTCTGAGCCGTACCGCCTACGCGGGTGAATGTGGCTTGGTTGATAATGAGCTTATCGTCGAATGAATACTTGAGGTTCTTATATGGGATGCCTGTAGTCTGATTGAACTCGATAGCATCTGCAGCAAGTGAGGACATGACCTCGGTGCGGTTCTTAAATATGGCAGTTCCAGAGCCGTCGATGTAGAAGGCTCCAGTCTCAGAGAACTCAGCATTCTTGAGGGCTTCAAGGGATGTGCGGGCGGTAGCAGGGTCAGCCACGCATGTGTTGAGTCCTGTAGCAACTGTACGCATTGAGGCAGGGAACGAGACCTGATCTAGAATCTTGCCGATGCGGGTGCCTGTGTCCTGTCCAGCGGTTGCCCCTGTGACGGTCTGGATGTTAGCCATCTGGAATAGGCGGAAGGCATCCGAGCAAGTGATATCGACGTAGCCAGTTTCCTGCCCAGTTGGGTAGGTATATTTATAGTCGGTCACATAGCCAGAGAATAGGAAGTGCTGGTCTGCGCCTGTAGTGGCAGAGATACGAACCTTGCGTAGAGGGCTCAGATAGCCGTAGTAAGGCGAAGAGGTATTCTGAGGGTTAAAGTATGAGAGCGGGTCTAGAACGCGTACAGTAGCCGTTCCAGCCTCGTACTGGTCGCGCTGGATGTTACGACCTCGACGAATAGCAATCTGGTAGACGTCTGGAGTTAGGTCGATGGTAGGCAATACCACGTCAGACTCACCAAGGCGCGAGACTCCGAGAACGCCATACTTAGCGTCACCGATTACGAAGCCTGTGCCGAAGGTAGCTCCAGAGGAAAAGTCGAACGAGACGGCTATCTGTGCTGGTAATGCCATTAGCCGAACATTCCCGCGATGCGTCCAATGTCGGATGGCTTACCTGCGAGGCTATTGTAGTTAAGTCCATTCTGTACGGCAGTAATGAGATCCTGCTCTGATAGGACTGAACCATTAACGGTGATATATACGTCACCCGCTGAGGTAGAACCTGCAGCTCCTCCGCCACCTGCTACGAGTGACTGAACTGTAGGGGTGAGCGTAGCGAAAGACTCACCGCGAGCCATAGAGCCACCTGTGGCACCGAATGAAGCGGCTAGTTGAGCCTTCTTAATAATCTCATCGAGGAAGGCTGACCATGCTGCGAATGGGTTTTTAGCATCTGGCAAGGTAGTGAGATCCTTAGCGAGCTTGCCAGTCTTGTCAATAGAGTTAGCAAGTTCAGCCGATAACTTCTTCGCTAGTTCATCGTTGCCTGTAAGTAGCGCGAGCTGAAGGTTAAGGCGTAGCTTCTCCTCCTCGGTAATCTTGCCCTGTAAGGCTGCAACTAAGCCAATCTTCTCAAGGTCAAAGAGTGCGGCTTGCTTCTTAGCCATCTGAGCCTTGCGGTCTTCCGCTGCTCTCTTCTTAGTGAGATCCAGTTCCTTCTTCTTAAGAACGTTGGCTTCAATCTGGAGGCGTAGGTTAGCCATGTCCGCCTTGAACATAACTACGCTAGGGTTTTCTAAAGTCTTGTTGTAGGCGAGTTCGCCCTGTTTGTTGAGATAGTCCAGTACGGTCTTAGACGCACCGAAGATAGCGTTAGTCTTAAAGAACTGCCCTAGAGAGTTCTTAAGCCAATCTGGAGCCGCTTCGTTCATCTGCTTGAGCTTTGCCACTACGTCACCGAAGCCACGAATGACGTTAGCGGTATAGTCGGCTAGAGACTGCATAGAGTCTGCTAGATCTTCAACTGTAGTATCTCCTGAGATAGCCATAAGCGCATCGACTAAGCCCTTGCCGATGGTCTCTTGAGCCTCACCCGCTGCGACCTTGAGAGCCTCCATCTTTCCTGCGTAGGTCTGGAGGTAGGCTGCATTGGCACCCTTAAATTGGTTAGTGAGCTTCTTCTGTACGTCGGTGAAGCTCATGGTCTTTAACTCAGCCTGAGATAGACCGAGGTTATACTTCTTTAGTCCCTTAGTGTTACCGACGTAGGCTTGTGCTAGATCATTGACTACTGTACCCAACTCAACTCCAGAGCCTCGGCTAATCTCGATGGCTTGCTGGAGGAGTTCCTGAGACTTGAAGTAATCGCCAGTCTGGTTAATAAGTTTCTGCATGGCAGGACGAAGGACGTCATCTGCCACCGCTGCAGTTCTAGACAACTCACCGATAAAGGTTTCTAGCTGAGGAGTAGCGAAAGCCATTCCTAGGTTCTTCATTGTGTTAGCCAGAATTGCAGCTGACTTCTCTTCCTCAGCGAATGCCTTAATAGAAGCCTTAGCGAACGCGGTAACTTGCTGAACCGCAAAGACTCCCGCTAATTGCTTGCCGAGCTTCTTAACGCCCTTCTCTAGGGCTGAGGTTGAATTGCTGGCGTCCTTGAATGCCTTTTTACCCTTGAACTCCGCGCCTATGCCAATCGTTATATTGCTCACGCTTTGCTCCTTGCATTAAGTTTAGCTGCAGCCTTTTCGATGGCTTTAATTACATTGGCTTGCGCCTTGCCCTGATCCTCGTCGTATGCCTTGAATATCAAGCGTCCACGCATCTTCTGACCTTTACCAACGAGGCTATTGGCGTTAGGCAAGTTAGGTGTGAAGTTTCCAGTCACGCCAGACTTGCGTCCAGCGGTTTCATAGATGGCTCCAGCTGCGCCCTTGTTGTTGATAGACGCCAAAGAAACCCAGCCATTACGATTAGGTTTCGATGGTGTTGTCTTGTACCCAATACCGCGACGAACCTCAGTTGCATCGTAGTAGCGAGTAGCCCAGCGACCCTTGGCGTTAGGACGCTTGAGCCATCCGCTAGGTACTGCGTCATTAGATGGAACGAACCCTCGAGCCTTAGAAACTACTGGCTTAAGAAAGTTAGCAATCTCTTTAGTTGTCTCTTTAGCAAGGTCTGGCTCGAACTGCCTCAAAGCCTTACGAAGTGCGAGTGCGCCCTTTACCTCTACTGGCATTCTCTCGCTCCTTCGCTAAATCGTTTAATACTTGGATGTGAGCCTTGAATGCCATAGGCGTTAGGTTCACTATTGACTCGAACGGTACTCCGTACTCATACGATAGACGTGCTGCCGTATAAGTAACGGAGTTCCGATCTAGCCTAAAGGGTCGGACTCTAAGACCTCTACCCCTTTAATAGTCTCTAGGAACTTCTCGCCGAATGGCGGTACTGTTTCCCCAGAGCGACGGATAGCTTCCCAGCATAACCAATAGACGTCAGATTGCTTCTGGTCTTCGATTAGTGCCTTGTGGAAGCCTTTCTTAGCATATTGCTCGAAGGCGTATTCAATCAGAGGAGTTATCTCGAACTCGCTTACTGAGTTGTCTGCCCTTGTTACCTTGAGTTTAGCCATTGCCCTTTATCTCCTTATTAAGCGGTTGTTACTGCGATTGTACCTGATACGTTCCAAGTCACAGACTGGACACTCAGATCAGCAACGGCTCCATTTACAGGGGTTGTGTTGTTGATAAGGCATGTCATGGTGTAGAGCGGATTAGCGGCTGAAGTAGCTGCTGAAGTCTGCTTTACTGTAACTGTGACGTTAGTTCCCCAAGTTGTGTTTAGTGTCTGGAGAGTCTTCGCAGAGTCTGAGTCGTTGAAGAAGTCAATGGTGACTGATGAAGCCTCCAAACCTTTCACGTAACGATGACCTGAGTCCCCCATGGATGTGACTTCAAGCTCGTCGAATGAGCGGTTAATAGTTACTGATGAGACCAATGAGCTGAGATCGACGCCATTGACCGTGACCACCGCTCCGTTGTTTAGATAAACTGCCACGATTATTCCTCGTCTTTCTTAGTTGTTGGCTTAGGTGTTGCTGGTGTTGCTGGTGGGAGCTGACCAATCTTCTCGAGGAAGGCTGCTTGCTCCTTTGTCCATTCTGCTAGATTGTCCATCTTAGCTCCATTCCGTTAGGATACTTACCGCAATATCGCAGGTAAGTAAATCGCCTGAGGCTATTGACAACACGCTAGGCGCGCTGATTGAGCCGAGTCGTACTGATAGCCCAGAAGAGGCTATCTTGTTAAATACTGCAATAGCATCCTCTTCGATGCCGTTAAGGTTGCCCTCGTTATCAAGTAGGGGAACCATAATAGAAACTTTGAAATTAGCCGTAGGTGAGATGGTGTTAGCCATATTGTTATTAGGCTCGATGTATG